TTTCTTATCCTATGGGTATGTTCTTTATAAGTTCTGTGAATTGTTAGAAATGGATGAGTATTTGGCATGTTTCCCCTTGTTGAAAAATCGTGACAAGTTGTATCTACAAGACAAGACGTGGGAGAAGATTTGCGCTGATATGAGATGGGGTTATGTACCCACTTGCTGATTGTGTCTAATTTTGCTGATTGTGTCTATGTTTTTTAAAATTGACCCATTTCAAAAAACATAGCCTAAAGATACAAGATACTATCTATAATAGAAATATGACAACTATCTATTCAAACGGAAAAATATACAAATTGATATGCGATGATGGGCATTATTATTATGGTTCAACTACTCAAAGATTGAATATAATATACAATTCTCATAAACAGAATTCAAAAACAAAACAATGTCGTTTATACGAACATATTAAATTAATTGGATGGGATAATGTTACTATACAACTTGTTGAGAATGTTCCATGTAAAAATAAAAAAGAACTAAATGAAAAAGAAAATCATTATATAGATGAAAGTATAATGGATTTATTGTGTCTTAATAATGAACTAAATGAGGTAGAGTCAGAATCAGAGTCAGAATCAGAGTCAGAATCAGAGTCAGAGTCAGAATCAGAGTCAGAGTTAGAGTTAGAGTCAGAGTCAGAGTCAGAGTCAGAATTAGAATCAGAGTTAATACACGGTACAAGTTATAAAAATGGAAAAATATACAAATTACAATGCAAGGATGGTCATTATTATATTGGATCAACTACAAAGCCTTTACATATTCGACTAAGTAGTCATAGATCCGCATCAAGCATACAAACATCACATGTATATCGATATATAAATACAATAGGATGGGAGAATGTGGAAATACAATTGATAGAAGATTATCCATGTCAGTTCAGAAAGGAACTTGTGAAACAAGAAGATGCTTATATTAGACATCATATAGATGACTCACTATGTCTAAATGAACATCGTTCATACTTATCAAAAGAAGAAAGACAAGAAAAGAAAAGACAGTACTATGAAGAACACAAAGATACAGTAGTAGAATATCAGCGTAAGTATAAGGAAGAAAATAGAGAATACATTGTTCAGCGTCGTGCAAAATATCGTCGCGAACATGCAGAGGAACTGGTTGTTAAGCAAAAAATATATGTTGAAAACAACAAAGACAAAGTCAAAGACGCAAGACATAAACGATATGAAAATAATAAAGAAAAGGAATTACAAGTACACAAAAAATATGTAGAAAAAAATATAAATACCATTCGTACGTACAAACGTGCATGGGAGAAAAAGTACAAAGAAGAACATGCAGAAGAAATAGCAGAAGAACGAGCCAATAAAAAAGCAGTTCGTGAAGAAAAGAAACAAGCACGAATTGCTCATGACCGAACCATTGTATCATGTGAATGTGGAGGTTCTTATCAAAATTATCAAAAGAAACGTCATTTAATGAGTAAAAAACATCAACAATTGATAATTTAAAAATAATAATCCAACTAAAAGTAGAATGGCGACTAAAAAAGAGGAATATATTTGGAAAGGAATTATACAAACCGATAAATACGACTACAATCTTTTGATTACAACTGCACAACTTACTAAAAATGGTGAAAATATAGTTTATAGTCGTTATTTTAATTTTGGATTATATACTACCGAACAAAATGAAAAAAAGACATGTGTTGATATTTATGTAATGTATGAAGAATTTCAAAAAGAATTACCAAATATAAATTACAAACTTGCTAAATTAATTACGACTCATTACGATGAAAAATGTTCTGTGAATGAAAAACTACAAAGAGGTGATGGTACACAACATATGATTCACACTGCTCTCACATTTGTTTCAAAAATGTGCCCATTTATCGAGGGGTTTGAAATAAACGATGCATCCACAAGACAATGTGATAACAATACAACAATAACCCTATCTTATTTCAGTATAACAAAATACGGAAAAACATGGTATGAAAAAAATTTCGATGCCTATATTCCATTTTATGATAAAAAGACATTAAATAGAAATAATAAAAATAGAACAGTGGATAAAATGTCGCTATATAAAAATACTGTTCAAAAATTATTCTCTCAATCTCTACCTGAATGGGAATTATTTACCATTTTATTTTTAAGGAGAATAGACAACACTATAAAAAACCAAATAGAAATAATATTCAATAAGTCATCGACCTATGGTGACCTTTTTAGGCATATACATGAATTAGGTGTAAGTAATGCTTGTATTTATTTACAACCATGGATTGATCAAGTGATGTTATCTACTGATTTGAAAAATTATATTTTATATACACAGTGGATTATTCCAACAAATAAAATACACCACATAAAATTGCTAAACTACAAAAAAGAATTCTTTGGGAAGAAAGATTAATCTGTTTAAGACTTATGCATGTTACATGATAATTTCTATCTTGATGCTGATGTTCATCGCATTCCAATACGATAATCTTGTCTCCAAGGTCATATAACATTAATAAACTATAAAAAGAACCATTCTGACGGAAAGATACAATCGTGTAAACATACTTATGCACCTGTATCATATACTACTTTTGATAAATTAATACGTCCTACTGGACAATAATAGGATGACGTATGTGATATTTTACTTTTTTTTCTTGTTCCTGCTTTTTGATTTATTTTTTTTAGAGGATCCATATGTGTTACATCAATTACCCAATTTGTGTTGAAAAAATATCCATTTAAATAATGTTCCATAAATGTTCCTATGATTGGAAAGAGATGCTCAACGCTACCATTTTGTCACTTCAGAATAAAGATCCTTGTATTGTGTTTATCAGTACAAATGACATATATTGTAAACACATCGAGCAAGTAGGTAATAGTACATATCAGTATATTCATCCAATATTGTAAAACGTTATAACAATTTCAAAATAGTGGATTTTGTTTATTTTTAGTGTTTCGATATGATCCCCCTCCTATGATTTATTTTATCAAATACACCGATGGATTTCAGATTGTTCTGAAATGGGTGAATTTAGATGCGAGCGGGGAAGCCAACGAGATTTGCTCCCAAACCGAACCCTGCTCCTTGGCGCGCAGTAACACCCACGCTCGGTGACACCGCGTCAAGAATAGCGAAGACGACCGCGGCCAGGACAGCCAGGGTGGCGACCTCATCCAGTGGAAGCGACTTCTTCGGGATCAGAATAGCAGCAGCAGCAATAACAAGACCCTCAATCAAGTACTTAATAACACGGTTAACAATTTCAGCAAATCCGTAGCTCAGGCTCATCTTTTCTTATATTCTTTCCTAAGAAAAAAACGTGGCCGCTCCTTCTTTTTATAAATAACCACACCGAGTTTAAAGCATCGAAACCACGAAAAGATAGAGAATGAGTAACAATGCAGCCGTAGTGGAAGACTTTCTTGACGAGGATGTTGAAGTTCCTGGTCAGCGTTATATTCTACTCAGTTTCCTAAGTCCGGAGAAAGTACTGGAGAGAAAGGATCAGTACTTCTTTAAGAAGTTTCTGGAAAACTATGAGGTAGAGTGGAAGTTGAAGAATCTGGAAACGTTTATGGTGGACACCGTGAATCACATCAATAATGAGTTGGACGAGCGTATTCGCGAGCTTGAAAAGAGCGATCAGTTTGATCAGGCTGCCATCTGCCGTAAGAATCGTCTTAGTGTCGATGATCTGATGGGCAATTACAATCAGTTTGTTCAGAAGAATCGTAATGATGTTACAAGCACGAAGATCGCAGAGGCATTTGATAGCTTTATGTTTGCCAATAAGACGAAGCTGGAGGAGGATTTCTATGCCAAGAACGATTTTCAAACCAGCATACGTGGTCTGAAGGTCCGCGGTGTGTATGGAAATACGAAGGAGGCCGAGCTAAAGGCAAAGAAGCTCCAAACCAAGGACAAGTATCATAACATCTTTATTGGTGAGGTGGGTAAGTGGCTCCCATGGGATCCTCAGCCGCATGAGGTGCGTGACCAGGAGTATGCTCAAGATCAGCTGAACACACTGATGCGCAAGTACAAGGAGAACGAGGACGATCGTGAGAAGTTGTTTGAAGAGCGTTCTAAGAATGGAAAGCAGGTCTTTGGTGGTTCGCAGGGTAGCGCCACGGAGTCATTCGGTACAATGTTCCAGGGTAAGGGTGATCTTGCTCTTCAGCGCAAGATGGAGAATCAGACGGTCGAACCCGTCGAAGAGAGTAAGACTCCTCAAAACACGGTGGTAGAGCCATCCACATAACAAAAACCGAATTATTTTACAAATAATATATTTTTGTTGATTTAGGAAAAATAGCCAGTCCATGGGCCTGTATTTCCTACATAGTTTGGAATACAAGCCTGCGTTGTTCCGTCACAGAAGTAACCCTCTGGGCATGGATTTCCATCTTCATTGGGGGAGCGGCACAGATAGTCCGTATTGGGATCGGGTCTCCAGGTTGGTAGCTTGGAAGCAGATCCTATTGCAGGAATCCCAGCAACACCGCCATCAGCGGTGGAGGGTCCAGAGGGACCGCCTGCACCTGTCATATTGGCAAATCCAGCGATCGCATAATGCGGATACTTGCCAAGCGACTTCACAATCAGTGGTAACAAAACAATAACGACTACAAGAACGACTAACATGGCAACTATTCCCATCGGTTTAGATCGACCCATTTTCTAGCAAGTAACAAGGTTTTAATTATTGTCGTATGGTTGATTTTTTTAAGCATATGGGTACTTTGTCGGTGGTGTCATAGGTAAACTGGATATAGCAGGCAGAACAGGCGGGTCATCGGACGCACAGTATCCATTGATACACCGTATATTCTTTCCTGAACACGATGGTAGATCCACACCACAATGACCTGGATCCACAAAACTCTCTGAAATGGTTGGATGTAACACTAAATATAGTATCATTGCAATCACGAGAACAATAAAAACGGTTCCTGATATGAGTCTCAGTTTCTTGTCCATTTCTGTTAGTAGTTTAGTATTTCTTCTGTACGTTAATGGCTGGACCTCTTAGTCTCATACTGGCACGTGGATCAAAATTGTTGACGTCTTCTTCTTCCTTCACCCTTGCTAACATTTCAGATTGACGCCATAATTCTGGCTTGCCCATCTTGAATTCACCGTGAATTTCAGCCTTGTACCAGAAAATAGTGTCTTCCAGTTTGTTACTCTGTGTATTGTTGTTAATCACAAGACACTCGTAATTTTGTGTACATTGATCCATCATTTGACAAAAAAATTCAAAGGAAGGAAATGCAGATCCATAGTTTTCAAACAGACGTTTACGATTGTTCATATAGGGTTCTCGTAAAATGAAGACATAATCGACATTCGTACGCAGAGCGGGTTGAATACCCAAAGGAAACTGCATCGTAATGATAAAGAATACCTTGAGCCAACGCCCATTCATGAACAAATAACGAATATTTTTATCATGGGTCCAAGAGTCATCGTACATACAGTCATCCAGAATTAAGAAGGCACGGGGATCAATATTAGACTGAACACCTTTATCACCATCTTGTTGAATCTTTTGCATGACCAGCTTCTGCCGTTTCACAAAGTTTGCCAAAATCACAGGATTGTATTCTCCATGAATGAACATGGGTGGAACAATCTTTTTAAAAAAACCGTTTGATTCTTCTGTACCTGAAATGACACACCCCATTGGTAAGTCTTGGTGATGAAACAGTAAATCTCTAACCAGAGTGGATTTACCGGTTCGACGCCGTCCAATAAATACCACCACCGCATCCTGCGGAACAGATTTCATTACGAACTTCCGGAGATTCACATTAATACCACCTGCTGCTGCCATCGTAATCCTATTACCAAAAAGAAATAGTTCGTGCGCTACACAAACGCATCCATAAGTCTTTTAAAAAAGGAGATGAAAGCTGCCCTTCGAACATTACGTCAACAACCCTGTAGAGGTCATGAAGTTACGGAGAATGAAAAACGAACCTTTGAGAACTATACGTATGTACAACGTTATCATCCCGCAATCGAACGATTTCCTGCTCCTGACTTCATTTCATGCCAAACACATGCCGCATTATCTTCTACGTATTATATCGATACATGGCTTTCAAAAGAGGAGACTCATTCAAAAATATGGAATACCCTGCGAACCAACCTTCAAGGAGACAAAGAAGAGTCCAAAACCTTTGTAAAGGTGGTACACTTACTTGATCCGATTGATGTTATTAAGGATAAATACACGTGTCCTGCACATCCTCTACTTCCGCAAAGTGGCTCATCATGGAAAGACACGTTGATGAAGCTGCATAGTTACAATAATCAGGCATACGTTGACAATGTTGCTAATTTTGTACTCAGTCGGTTTCGAGAACGAAACGTAACTCCCAATTGTATTCTGTATTATGGGTCATCCTCTGGAATTAGTACATCGTATCCATTCAATATTTCAAATGAGTTTTCTACGTATCGCCAGTGCAGATGGTTTTGGAAAGGTATGAAAGCCAAGGGTGCCCGTTTATCTGTTTCCAAGCCCGAAACGAATGGTGTGGATACGAATTTCGATGAAATCTATAAAGAAATTACAACGTGTCCCTTTAATGAAGAGGATGAAGAGGATACAGAGGATATAGAGGACATCGAATTAGAACCTCTTTTCAGTGATTCCAGTCTTGATACTTCTGATATGGAGTCGGTATGTTCTGTACCCTTTGATGTTATTCAACATGATGTAGATAGGGTGGATAATGTAGATAGGGCCGAAGAGGTAGTTACTATTCACAAGCGCGTTCATAAGAAAACAGAATCTTCGAATGAATCAGACGGCTCAGAGGATGCAGATGACTCGGATGGCGATTCTGTAGATGCAGATGACTCGGATGGCGATTCAGCCGATTCAGATGAAACTGTAGAATTGGATTTGGATATATCGATTGATATGCCCAATATGCCTGTTTTGCTTATCTATCAAGAGGCACAAGAGGGTGTGATCGATGATTTATTAGACGAAGAGGAATTGGACGGACATGAACGAGGCTCCCAAGGATGGGAAGCACGTTGGATTGCATGGTTGTTCCAAGTAATTGCAGTGTTATCGTTTCTTCAAAAAGCAATTAGCTTTACACATAATGATTTGCATTCGAATAATATTGTTTGGAGAAAGACAGCACAAAAATTCCTTTATTATCGAAACAAGCAGGGAACCATTTGGAGAGTTCCTACGTTTGGAAAAATAATTAGTATCATTGATTTTGGTCGTTCCATTTTCCGTCTTGGATCCCATTTATGGATATCCGATGATCATTGGCCCAATCAAGATGCAGGAGATCAATATAATTTCGGACCCTTTTTTGATTCAAGCAAACCCAAAAATGTCCCCAATCCATCCTTTGATTTATCCCGATTGTCTGTTAGTTTAATCGATGGTCTTTTTGACGAAACGCCACACAAAAAGAAGGGTAAGAAGGTCAATGTCATGAGTGAAGAAGGCTCTTGGAAAGTATACGAAACCTCCTCTCCTCTCTATAATCTACTGTGGAGCTGGACAGTCGATGATGCAGGTCGTACAATATATGTAGATAAACATGGTAATGATAAGTACGAGGGATTCGATCTGTACATTAGAATTGCACATGATGTACATAATGCAGTCCCTTCGGAACAAATTCATAAACCGATCTTTGAACAATTTAAATGGAAGGCAAAGGTCGATAAAAATGAAACCATATATTCATTAGGTTGTTAATATTCATTATCCGTTATGACTCATAACGATATAATCAATAATTAGTTTGAATTGCAGCATCCATCGGTTGTAGAAATAGGCTCACAAGGACAGCCATTGTTAACGGTTGTGCAACCACCGTCTCCTTTACGATAGTACTTCATGTTTCCTTGTCGAACGGTATTGATGATGGACTGATCCCAAATACCTAAGGCAGGAGCATACCCCGTATTTGGATTGGTTGGATTGGTAATACGAGTTATAAAAGAACCGGACTCTGCTTTGACCTTGCGACGTTGCGTAATAAGCGAAGCATCATATATGGTAGTCATATTCTATCTACCCAATCGAATATATTTATAAAAATTCTTCCTTATCTACCCACCAGTCGTGGTGGGCCCACTTGTAATTCAAAATCGGAATCTTGTTCTTTTGGTAAAACACTGGATAGATCGATGGTAGGAAAAATGTCAGGCATCAGTACTCCAATCAATCCGATTACAATCGCTCCGCTAATAAAATCCTGTAAGAACTGCTTGTTTTGATACTCTTTTTGTTTCAACTTCGATCCAATAAAACTTAAAAGGATGAAAATAATTCCTCCCACGAAAATCCATGGAAACCAGACAGGCATCATTACTCTATCCCTTCAGAAAAAATGACTTTTTATCGCACGTTCCGTTTACAACTCTTCATATTCTATCGCGTTTTCTTCCTCCAAGGATGACTTTGTAGCATCTAAATCATCAAAATCATCTCCTTCGGATAATGGGACACCTACATCATCTACTATTTCCAGACCCGGAACACTATCTTCTTCCTCCGTGTCCTTTGGATAATACACTAAATCTGAGTTCTCAGGATTGTCTGAATCAAATACTGTGTCAAATTCACTGAATTTTACCCCTGGTCTATCGTCAATTACAATCGTTTGTTGTGGTTGTTCAACAGGTTCTGACACAGGCTTAGGTACACATTCGGACACCGGCTTAGGTACAGGTTCAGGTACAGGTTCAGGTACAGGTTCAGACACAGGCTCAGGTACAAATTCAGACACATGCTCGGACACAGGCTCAGGTACAGGTTCAGGTACAGATTCTGGCAATAGAACAGGCTCTGGAATCGTATCTTTGTTCGATACGGGTTTATCCTCTTTCTCATCGTCACTGTCACTATCATCCTCTCCCACATCATTGTTTACGAAATCCTTAAGAATTGACTTGACAGGAACCAAACTTCGTATTGCTTGAAGAATTCCCTCATTGATCAATTGTTCAATGGAACGATAGTTTTGCTGTTTCTCAATGGCGGATATTCCATCGCGGAATAAATAGGATGAACTCCAAAGTAACTTGGATGTTTCACATAACACCTTAAATAAGAAATGCTCGACTTTTGGTACGTTGATCTCAATCTTCTTTTTATTGGAAGAAAGACGAATCGCAGTCAACACCTTGGTATGGGCAATAAATACAGCTGTCAACAAATCTTCCAAATAATCACAACCACTATTGGTATTGATATTCTGAATTTCATGATGTACCTTTTCCATGTTCCAATCATGTGTTTCATTTAAATAATTTTGGAATTGCCATAGGATTCTTTTTGGCTCATGACTCATTGTCTCTTTCGCCTTTTCCAATAGCTCAATGAAAAACTGAAAATAGGCTGGCACTAAAAATACACAAAGCTGTTTCGTGTATTCGGTTCGCGCATCGGAATAGACCGAAAGAATAGAATCGGACCATTTGTTCATTCTTATTCATTCTTTGTTGTTGTATCTCGATTATATAACGCACTTCCCAAAAATGCCCAAAGAGATCCAGATTGTTCCAAACATGTACCGTAGTCTTTTAATACATCCTCTTGATCTAACATACTATTAATAAAGGATTCAGGATTGTATCCTTTTTTTATATAAGTAATCAAATCATCCCCTTTTACATGTGGAAGTACATTATCTTCTTCTTTTCTATGCTCTATGGTTTCCCTCCAAATCTCTGGATATTCCATTTGTAGAAATGCACATTGCTTTGCCTTTCGATAGGAATATTCATTTTCTTTCAAATAGTGTTTGATTTCATCCGTATGTACCTGAGGATATTCCTTTTCTAAAAATGATTGCAAATCCTGCCACGTTGGCTGGTACATCTTTTTAATTGTACATCGTGACCGAATGGGTTCTTGTAATCGACCTGCATCTCGGCATTCTAAAATAAATAAAACGTCTGATGCATGTGTTTCCAAAATTCGGCGTAAAAAGGCCTGTGCTTCGGGCGTTAAATCATCTGCTCCTTCCAACCATAAAATGGCAGGCTCAGTTCGCCTCGCCCAAATATGTAGCTTTTGTCTTCCATCGCGTAGCGTACGATCTTTACGACAAGGGCATACAAAAAGCTGTTTATTGACTTGATCTGCATACTTCTGAATCCAGTAACTTTTACCGCATCCAGGAGGACCTGTTAGTATCACGGGAGTGTTGTCCATTGTATAGTGAATCATTCCATTTGTTTAGATTCTTGACTTTCTTTGTATGAACTATACAACTTTGTGAAATTACCTACACCATATCATTCCCCAATCTGTTTTTGGTATAGTATATCCTAATTTTGTCTTTGTAGTGGAAATATCATAAAAATCATCCGCTTGTGGTCGGAATACATAATCGTCACAATGTTGAATATAGAATTGTGTAAACCCCAAAGTAGATAAATAATCTATACATTTGAACGTAATCGTATTTGTTTCACTCGCCCATTCAAAGCAAAGTAACTTGACATTTTGAGTAAGTGACAGAATACATTCATACTCTCCACCTTCCACATCTATTTTAATTAAATCAGGAGATCCATATTGTTCTATTAATGTATCTATCGTAATTGTTTTACAAGTGATTTCTTTATAGGAATAATTAAAAAATCTGGATGATTCGCTTGTTAGCCAATCCTTATTTAGAGTGGATAACGTATCACAATCTGCTTGATAAAAAGTTACATCCTTTCCATTATTATTACAAACAGCGTAATTAAGTAATTTTATATTATCATGTTTACAATTATGTACCAATTTAGCAAACGTGGCAGGCGATGCTTCTATGGATATGATT